TCCTCCGCTTAACGTACCAGCAGCAGCCGTTACCGTAATAGCAGCAGAACCGTCAAAGTTAACTCCGTTTATGGCACGAGCAGTAGTTAATGTTGCAGCACTTCCAGTGGTGTTTTGATTACCAGCAGCGTTTACACCAGGAAGATTTATATTTGCTGATCCATCAAAGCTAACTCCACCAATCGTTCTAGCAGTTGCCAATGTCTTAGAAGTAGAAGCAATATTACTATTTGTTTGAACGCTATTTCCCATCGACGCATGAGATGAGCACATGTAATGCAATATCTGTGGAGTCGTATCTGTAACTGTTATCTCTGTGTAAGCACCAGCCGACCCAGGTGTACCAGTTGCTGTAACCCCAGTACTGTATAAAGTTGTTTTATTAGCTTCTAAGTAAAAGAGAAGTGGATGACCTGAGTTAGAGTTATCTGCCTGATCAAACTTATATGTACGTCCTGGAGTAAGAGTTATAAATGGTGATTCTATGCCATCAATCTTATATCCACTACTTGATCCGCTACCTGAATATCTATGAGCAGCAGTCTTACTTGCAACGGTAACAGTAAATGTGACAGTAGAAGAGAAGGGAGCTTGTAGCGATCCAAAACCTTCAATGTTTCCTCCTTGTACCAGTAAGTCACCACTAAAGGTTGGGTTTGAAACAGAAGGAGCAGCAATAAATGATAAATTTCCTGACCCGTCAACAGACAAGACTTGACCATTTGATCCTGTTGTTCCAGGTAATGTCAGTTCTACATTTCCAGATAAAGCAGAAGGAGCTTTAAGACTTACATAGTTGCTACCACCAGCAGTTGCTTCAGAGAATCTTGTTTCTTTCTGGTTTGCTAAAACAATATTGCCTGTAAAAGTACTGCCTGTTGTTTGTGCTGCGTTTGTAGCGTTTGAGTTGGCTGTTGTTGCAAGATCAAAGGCAGTTTTAACAGCGTTAGGAGTAGCTGCTGTGGTTGTGCTTGTGCTATTTGTTGCGTCTGTTAGCTGTAGAACACCTGCACCAGAAGTTGAGCCAGCAACAATTTTGCTTGCAACTATGGCTGCTGAATTTGATATGTCAGCATTAACAATGACACCAGCAGCAATGGCTGTTAAACCTGCATTATCTATGGATATATCACCTGTTATTGCTCTTGGAGTTGCTACTGTTCCAGAACTACCAATAAGAATTTGTGCATCAGGCAACGCTTGAAGTTTGCTATATGCAATTGCAGCATCACTTTTTATATCTACGTTTTGAATTGTGTCATTAGCAATCATCGTGCCAGTAACGTTTCCCGTTCCACCAGAACTAATTAAGGTGCCATTTTCATTAGGAAGAAGAAGCGTTTTATCTGAAGTGGTCGGATTAACTACACCTAATGTTGTTTCAAAATTATCAGCCGAAGAACCTTCAAAACTTAAGGCACCAGTATTACTTCCTGAACCATCAATAACAACTGGCCCAGTAAATGTTGCTCCACTAACTGATACTTTTTCTGTTTCAAGTTCATTTATAGCTGCCTGAACATTGGTTGCACTAATTTGTCCAAATGGAGTATTTGAAACATTACTTGCAACCTGACCTTGCACTGTTGCCGATAAATCAATTTCTTGGTAAGAACTGGCTCCAGCACTGGTAACTCCTAATATATAATCAGGTGGATTTAATGCAGTTACAGGAGCAGGAGCACTAGGCGTTCCACCAATAGCAACAATTACAAATACACCATCCATAGAGGAAGATGCAGTTGGTAAATTACTATTAACAGATAAACCTTTTGACGCACCCGCAGCCGTTACACTTGTCATTTTTGACTGCGAGGCGTCGTATGTTCCACCAAAAATTAAACTTCCCTTTGTTAAAGTTGTTACTGGTTGATAAGCATTACCATCAAAAATATATAAATCTTCTAGTACTGAATCAAAGAAGAATTGACCTGTAAATTGTGAACTAGGAAAACCACTTTGATCAACAGAACCAAATAAAACTGTTGAAGCATTTGCTAATTTTGTTCCTGTAATTGCATTTGCACCTAATCTTGCTATATCTAACGTTCCAGAAGTTAATTTAGCGGCTGAAACACTTGGTATATCTGCTTCAACAAGGACTGAACCTGCTGTAACTATTCCTTTTTGGCTAACAGTAACCTTTGGATAAGTACCAGGAGTAACAGCAGAGTCAGTTACAGATAAAGCACCTGCACCACTAACTGTTAACCCTGCTCCACTTGTGACGCTAAGTCCGCCAATAGCAGATGTAGTACCTACAGGGAGGTCATTTGCTACTAATGCTGAATGACCAACAATTTGTCCGAAAGCATTAAATTGTATTCCAGATCGTGTTGCTGCTGTAATTGTTGCTGCAATAGCAACTGCTCCAGCTCCAGTAATTGATAAACCGCCAGAAGTAGGAAAGCTTGCTATTCCTGCTGCACTTACTGTCCCTAGAGGTAAATCACTCGGTACTAAATTAACGATTGAGGCAATTATTCCTTGATCTGTATATGTAATGCCACTTTTTGTTGCTGCACCTCCTGATACAGCATTTTGGATACCAATATTTCCACTAGCAACATTTAAGCCACGATTAATATTTGAAGTATTTAACGCTGATGCAGGTATTGTTCCTGCTGTAATTTTTGTACCAGCGACACCAGCAATCTTGGCATCTGTTATTGCTGCATTAACAACAGCATCGGTATCTACGCTGTTATTGGCAAGAGCAGTTGAATCAACAGAATTTAATCCAAGCTTTGCTGAAGTGACTGCATCATCAGCAATCTTCGCCGTAGCTACTGATCCATCAGCAAGAGAAGCAGCTTGCAACGTTCCACTAAGTTTTGCTGCTGTTACTGCTCCGTCTTGGATTTTATCTGTTGTTACCGCATTAGTAGCAAGCAAACTGGCTGTAATCTGTGCTGCTGCAATGTTTCCTGTCTGGATCGTTGCACTAGCAATTTCTACATTTGTTATTGCATTTGAAGCTACCTCACTTGTTCCCACTGCATTTGCAGCAATCTGAGATGCACCAACAGAATCTGCTGCTAACTGCGTAGCAGTAATACTTGCACTTGTGATTTTTGCACCACCTATATCTCCATCGGAAAGGTTTAGCTTTGCGAAAGCAACTGTTGAATTAGTTAATTTATCTCCTGTAATGCTGCCTGCTAACTGTGCATTTGTAATCGTTCCAGATAAAGAAGACGTTGGGTAGTTTGTTGCATCACTAAGGTTTAGGGCAGGAGTCGCATCTGTCGATCCAAGTGAAAGACTTAAACCTCCAAGACTGATACTTGAATTAGCAAGCTTGGCATTTGTTACTGCACTATTTTGTATTGCTGCTGTCGCCACTTGGTTCGTTCCTAACGTTCCAACTTTTGCTGCTGGTATATCTCCTGCATCAATTAACGCTACACCTGCTGCCAGTAAATCCTTTACTGTTACTTTTTTTGTTTCTGACGCACTTAAATCTGCAAGAGCTAATACGTCTGTTGATTGAACACCTGCCTCTGCTAACGCTGGTAATTGCGAAATCTGAAGATCTGCCATGCCTTGACGCTAAAAACTATTACAAGCAGTTTAATCTGAATCGAGCAATATAGGACTTTCATTTTCTTGCAATATTTTATCTGTGTTTTCCTGTAACAAGAATCCAGGGGTTCCACCAGTTTTTAACTTGATGATTCCATTGGTTACAAACTCAATAGAAGTTTCTATTACCTCTGAAGGAGTAACATTAATTGCAATATTTGTTACGATGCAATTACACTCATAAAATACATCTTTTTTACTATTTACATTGTCTTTATATAAATAAAGTGCAGCGTCAAAATCTGATCCCTGTTGAGTTCTTAGTACTAATTGTGCAAGGTAAAATGGAAACTCTGGCTCAATACCTCTTTCGTTTTGTTTATATCCATGTTCGTAACGATGCTCAAAGAAAGCACTTAATGTTCCTTGCCCTGAGATAAGCCCTGCTTCGTATTGATTTCTAAACTGATCTCCTAAATTGGTTGTATCAACTTGATCTCTACTCGTTGTCATTTCAAAATCAGTTACATTTGCTAGTTGCCTGAACCTTTCATTTCTTGTTTTTATTAGGACATCTTTGGCTGCACTAGGAGTTACCAAGGTCAAAGCATCAGATTGTTCTCCACTAAGAGCTTTACCAAAAGTATTAAATAAACGAATCCCACCAGCTTGATCTACATGAATATAAGCTTTTGCATCAGGAAAACTATGTCCGTTAATTAGTTCTAGCGTTGACCCATCCACAGTTTCTATTTCTATTTGATCTCCTGTTAATAACGATCCATCAGCAAAGTCAACACTAAATCTTTTCTTTGACGTGTTGACATCAAAAGGATCTAGCTTTGTTTTTAAAGCTTCTTGTAAAGAGTCACGTTTTAACGCAATCTCTCCTGACTGACCAAAATAAACACCCATATCTACATATCAACAATCATTGGAGCACCGTTAGCTTCAAAACTTACATCTGCTTCTATAACTTCTCCTATCGCTACATTCATATTAAAAGATGTAATAAAAGCACTAAATTTAATCCTCCTGCCATTTGAACTACCATCAGCAATTTTTAATTCAAACGTAACTTCTGTTGCAGCATTATTTGTACCATCACCAGCACTAACAGAAGTAGGGAAAGATGTTGTTCCCATTACTTTTTGAAGCAACGTAGTTACGTCGCCACCCGATCCAGCAGATGCTTGATGATATGCCAGTCTTGCCGTTCCAGAAAAACTTCTTATCCCTGGAATAATTGTTCGATCTGTATCTTCTAGTGAAGTTGTATCTAGTACAGCCTGAGAAGTAGAAAACCCAAATGACTTTACTTTTACTGCTGCTGCATCAGCAATCTTTAACTGACCATGTTGACCGCTATAAAAAGGCACGACCTAAAAAATCAATACATTGTGTTTATTCTACGGTGAATCGAGACAAGCAACAAAACTACAGCTTACATTGCTTTTCCCTGGAAAAACACTTATTACATTTGGCGGAGCACTATATCTCCACTTTAATTTTGCTCTTGTCGTTCCATCGCCTCCAATTGATCCTGTTATTTCCTCTCTGAAAACATTGCTTGAACTAGAATCTTCTATACCTAATGCACCGTTTTCATTACTAAATTCAATATGACCGTAGACCGACATAACACTGTCATAGTTATTTAAAATTTCTACTACTTGATCGTCAGTAATATTTACAAAGCCTAAAACTAAAGTTGCATCAACCCTTTTATTGCCATATCTCAAGTGTGTTTTTGTCCCATCTTGAGATTGAAACTCTGTACTTGGATACGATCCAGGGGTAAATGATCTTTGGTTTGGTTTAAGACCAGAAGGAAAAACAACTTTTGCCATTACTCAATCTCTGAAAATTCACCAGACGTTAAAAGTCCTGTTAACAGTTTAGACTTACCACTGGAATTTACAGGATAAAAGCTAGCTGATACAGCAATTAAACCTTCTTCTCCATACGTAATGGATTGAACTTTATATATTTTATTTTCTGTTGTAGTTGACTTTATTGCAAACAAGCTGCCAGCAGGTACTCCGTGGTTAGCTGATAAAAGATTTACGTTATTCATTGTCTTTATTCCTTCTGTTCCTGTTTGCCAGTAATAAATATTTTCTGAAGTACTTAGACCATCTTCATTTGTAACAACCGTTCCATCAGGTGTTATTGCTCCGTTTCTAAAACGATCAGTATGTGAAACCTCGCTAATTACTTTAATTAAATCTCCTGGGCCTACATTTTCAATGTACTGAGGGGCTGTTTCAAACTGAATTGTATGGTCTATTTCCTTTCTAACTTTTAAAGCGTAATAAACAAAAGTTCTTGCATGTTCTTTCCTAGTACAAAAACCACTTAAGTCAAATCGTTCTATTGGATCATTTTCTGACCCACTAAAATTATTTGCAAACCTATAAAGATCAGACTCTATTTCACTAAATCCGTTTGTTTTTTCTTTTCTATATAAAACATGTGCTTTAAACAATTGACGTTCTTGAGGATTTAAAAATCCAACCTGCATACCTCTAGTATTGCCATCTGTATAAAGGCATTTAACACGACTTCTTATATCAGCTTCGTAATTAATTTTAAATTTACTATCTTCCATATTTTGTATTCCTGTAATGCCTGCTGTTTCATTTGTATTGCTTAGATGAGCAATAAAACTTGTTTCTTGTTCACATTCAAAAGGTAAATCAGGATAAACAGAAAAACGTCCACCTACTATTTGAAAACTCAACATGTTATAGCCAGCATGTTCAAAAATAAATTCTCTTAAATTTATCTTTTCAGAAATAACCCCGTCCCAGAAAAATTCATTAGCTCTACAAAACTTTGCAGCTACAACCATTTTTCTCTTATCAACTGAGTTCGCACCAATAATTTCACCAGCACCTATTTTGCTATCAGTTAACAAAGCATAAACAATCTCAGGAAAAAGACTTGTGGATCTTTTACTGTTATCTAATAAGCTTTCAACTTTAATTCCTTTTCTAAAATATGCAGATAACTGTGAAAAATTAGTCCATTCTTTTGAGCTATTAATTCTTATTCCTGCGTAAGCTAGATCTGAATATTCTGGGCCTTGATTGTTCTCTCCTATTATTTCGTTTAAATAAACAACCTGATGCTCTGGTTGGTCTAAGTGGCTTGATTGATCTCCTTCGTATTTATACATATCAGAAGCAGCATCAAAATCGTTTAAATGTGATTCTGCTGGCTGGCTACTTAGTGAATCTGTAAAAGGTTTTAATGTAATACCTGTTTGAATTGCTGGAGTGTTTGGGTTTCCACCACCTGCCGCTTGAGCAGGAATAGTAACTATTTCTCCTTCTTTATACCCTGAACCACTGGCAGTTAAATGAAATTCAGAAGCAACATCAGTTCCATTTGTATAAGAAGTAAGTAATACCTTAGCTCCCGTACCATCACCACTACTTGTTAAAGATACCTCAGTATTTACATACGATTGAACAGGTACAGATTGCAAAACAGATCTTTCTACATATAACTGTAAAACAGGATTTAAAATTGAATTGGTTTCTGGATGTGTAACTCTTGCTGCAATACCACCAACCTTAGTAGCTCTAAATCTTTCATTGCCTATATCAACTTGAATTGTTTCTATGTTTTGTCCAGAAGGTATTAATTGACCAGATACTAATTTGGTACCTCTATACCATAAATCAAACCTAATAAAACCTGGTTGAACTAACGCTGGATTAGTAATTATATCAAAAAAGGTAAGACTTCCTATGTTTGTACCATTAGCTGCATTATGTCCAAAGTTACCAAAATAACCCCATAAAGCTGCGTCTGCTATTACATATTTTTGAGAAGTTGGTATTTGAAATGACTGGTTATTAGTCATGTGTTGACTAATATTTAATGATTGAATACCTGCTATTCTTTCTCCTGTAGAAGCGTCTGTAGGAATATTCCCAATAATAAATTCTGGATTAGATAACTTTTCTTTATTTAGTACAAGTTGATTTTCTCCTACAAATTTAACGCTAAAAACTCCATAAATTGTATTTCGTTCATAGCCTACTAAGTTTTGGTTATTTTCTGTATGGTTTGCATTTAATAAGTTAACTTTTACATTTCCATTGTTTCCTATTTGTCGTATAACATCACGACCAGGCCAAGGTAATAATCTATATTCAAATTGATCTTCTCTTGGATGTTGTATTTTTATGAAGTTATATTGAAATTCTGGAGTGTTACCTCTTACACAAAACAGTCCTGTATGTTGTGAAGTATTAGAACTATTAACTAATTCATCCCATGTTTCTGATCCTAATTCTCGTACATATAATTTAAAGAATGAAAATCTAGTTATAAATTTATCAATACGTCCTAAATTTAACTGACCTCCAGGCTCACCAAAAATCTTACCTAAAGCTTCTTGATCAGGTTGTGAGTTAACATTAGCAAAATTTATTTTCTTAAATACTTTACTTTTTAAACCAATCTCTGTAATTTTACATCTTCTATTATTACTTATTGTTCCAATAGCTAAACGTTGCAAATGATAGACATCAGCAGGATCAGCCAAGTCTCTATTATTTAATAGTTGATCAATAAAAATTATATTATCTGTGCTATTTCCAAGATCCATTACATTCTGCAACCTACTTCCAGACTCATTAAATACGGGATTATTTATATGTCTTGCAAGACCTCCTGCTTTTTCTAAATTATTAGAATTAGAATCTATTTCATTTACTTTAAAGGTATATTTTTTTGTAAAAGTATTATCAAATGGTCTGTTATCTGTAATTTTAGTACAAGTAGCAATGCTAGTTCCTAGCATATATGTTTCGCCAACAGAAATATAAGAATCAGAAGATTCTCTAATTGCTTTTGTTGAGTTGGTTATGTCAACAACTCCATGAGGCATAAAACCTTGTTTCTTGTCTTCGGTATCTTTTTGAACACCAACATTATCTCCGCCTAATATTTCATAAACAATTTCATCATTAACAGAAACACTTCTTGAGGCTAAAGACGATCCATCAGCAGGTTGAGTAATAAATCCTGCTCTCATAGGAAAACTAGAAAATTCTACTTTCTTTCTTTTCCGTCCTATATCTCTTATAGCTGCTTTACTAGCTCCCCTAACATCTCTTACTAAATCATAGGCAGGTCTAAATATAGAAGTATTTGGCATAGGATTATATAAGCCAAAAGTTGTTTGAGTATTAGGATTTCTTGCACTACTAAAAGCAGGTAAGTCTTTTACATCACCTTCAACTGAGATTGGAATAGCAAAAGGATCATCTTGATTTTCAACAGGTAATTTTTTATCTACATTATTTTCTAGCGAATCACCTTCTGTTATACGTCCACCATTATTTTTAAAATATAAAGTAAACTTTTGTTTATGGTAATTTTCTAGCAACATATCACCAATTGCGAAACCTTTTTCATCTGGCGGTAAATCTAATTCACCAAGGCAAAATAAAGCTTTAGCAGATAATCTTTGCAAACGTCCCAAGCTCTTTAGTTGTGACCAAAGTAACTGACTATCAACCCTAATTCCTCCTTCTAAATTAATATCCTTATTTGTAAATATTAAAGGAATAATATCACCAATAGTTGCTAAATTTTGTATTGAATCAAAAGCAAATTGAGGGGCAAAACGTTTTGCACCAATAACATCTGCTGTGTTTATAGCTGCTTTACTGTCTAATTGTTTTGGCTTAGGTGTTAATAAATAAGCAACCGTAGCAGAAGCAATTGCTAAACCTATTTGCACTAAAACCTGCTTTCCTGCTTCTGTTCCAAAATAAACAGCTACTTGTCCAGCTTGTATATCAGGAATTAATTCATAACCTTTCTTTTGTTTACCGTCATATAAAAAAGTTTGATCTACAAAATAAAAATATTCTTTCTTACTTAAATTTAAAAGATTACATAGTTCTAACTCCGTGGGTAATAGGACTCGATCACCGTAAGGCTGTTTAACGGTGTCCACACTACCGTTGATTCGTTGAATCTTTCTTGGAAACTCAGCCATCCTTCCTCATAAAACGCAGCCATTCCCAAACCATTCTCTGATTTGCAAAGACCAATTGTTCCTAGTTTAGGGGGTGATTCAACTCCCCACCTATTTAATTCTTCAAAAAAGACATCATAATCTCTATTTTTCAATCTTCTATACCAACTTCTTTCTCCTCTAGGAACTTTTATTCCATACGATCCAAGGCAAGAACGACATAAAGATAAGCAGTCAGCAGCACCGTGTTTTTTAGGATCTGCCCCTAGACGATAAGGCAGTCCAATTAATTCGTATGGTTTCATCTAGCTTGGATATTTCCTGTTACTGGTATATGTCCAACATCTTTTGAAGTTAATGTTTTAGTTGGTGCATTAGCTCCTACCGCATCAATCGCACTAGAAAGAACAAGTTCAATTTGTACTGGATCGTAATTAAATAAAGTTGCTAACCATGTTTCAGCAGCTAATATTTTTTTCTTTGCAAATGATTCTGTCATTAAGAAAGTTTCTACTTTTACTTGATATTTATTTTCTACCATTTCTTTTACATAACCCATGCTTACAGGATTACTAGCAAGAATAATTGAAGCTTCTAAATTATCACCAGAAGTTGTTAACGCTGCTCCTGAATATAAAAAAGACAGATAAGTATGACCATCTACAATCTCGTTGTATTTACCGTTTTGAAATTTGTTTGTAGTAAAGACAGTCTGTTCTTGTTTGTTAGTAATATTTGGTTGACCGCCTAAAGGTTTTGTAACTTCAATAAAAGCAGCTAAAGAAACTAAGGTCATAATCCAATGCGGCTTCTAGCACTACGACTATTTCTTAAGCTAGCAAAAGTTTGAGAAGATCCTTGTAAAGCACCTTGTCTTGTTGCTGTGCCAATAATGTCATTTACAGCAGACTTAGGAACAAATTCTTCAGAGTTGAAGTTCAATATAGGCCCAGAGTAATTAACAGTAGTAGAACTTCCACCGCTTCCAGATTGAGACGAGCCAGTGCCAGGAATAACACCCTTGCCTCTAGCACCTGCTGAGTAGCGTTGCATACTTGAAGCCATCTTTGATGCAGGAATTATGTATTCACTCTCTCCAGCCTCTCCTATTAGTCCGAGAGTAGGCTTTGTAGCCATGCCTCCAGTAGAAAAAGGCTTAATGCCATTCATAAAATAAGCACCTTGAGCTGCGGTAGCAACTTTAGGTAGATCAGATACTGAGCCTGTTGTTACTCCTCCTCCTCCAAATTTTATTCCTCCAATTGCACTTAAAATTGCTTGCTGAAGAATTAAATTTGCTATTTGTTTAGCAATACCAGCTAATGATTCACCTAAAGTTTTAGTTCCATCTATTAATCCTGTAATTGCATTTGTTAGACCGTCAGCTATAACACTTTTTATCTGTTTTGTTAGTTCAAGCTGCTTTTTATACGAGTCTATTAGTTTATCTTGATCACTTAAGCCCTTTAATGCTGTATCTATACTTTTTTGATCTTCTTTATTAATATCTAAACCAAGAGCTTTTAATTTATTTTTTAAATCAACCCTCATCTTTTCTATACGGCCCAGATCTTTTCCTCCCTCTATTGTTGCTTTTAGTATATTTAATTCATCTATACGTTTTTCTTTTTCATTTCCAAAAAACATACCTGCCCCACTAAGAGTAGTAGTAACCCCAATAGTTGGATCTTTATCTACATTTGAATTATTTTTTGATGTCATATTCTTTATTCCACTAGCTAATTGAGCAAAATTAGCTTTTCCCGACATAGCTAACATTATTTGTGTAAAGCCCTTCAACTTTTGAACGTCTATACCATTAATAAACTTAAGTATTCCTTGAAGTAAATCTAGTATTCCTGTTTCTGTAATTAGATCGGCAAAAACAGCTCCCAGTCGAGTCATTACTTTTGCAAATTCATTTGATACACCTTGCATTTTTTCGCCAAATACTTTTAACGTTTGTGTTGCCGCAGCACCTAACTGCTGATTCATCAATCTTGTAGCTTCCGTTAATGCAGCTTGTTTTCCAGATAAAGCTTCTATAGCTTTCAATCTTGCTCCTTCTGCTGTTCCAGCAATACCTAAAGCTTGTGAAAGTTTTCCTATGTCAGCAGTAAATGGGTTTAATGCTTGTCCAAGTTTTGTTATCGCAGAGACAGCATTCTGTATAGATTGAAGAGCAGCAGTAGCAACAAGACCCCCTGCAAATCCCCCCATTTGACCACCCATCTTAGTGCCCAAATAACCACCAGCAAAACCAGCAGCACCACCTAACGGTCCTTGCCCAAATAACAGGGGAAACGCACCACTAATCAATGCACTCTGTAGAGCACCGCTTCCCTTTCCTCTTGTTGAAGCTCTTCTAGTTCCTCTAAAACCAGGAGCATTTTGAAAAGCACCTGGAGCACCTGCCCTCATTTCTGCACTAGGCAGAGCAAGCATCTTTCCTCCTTTGCCTCTTGTATTTAACTCTGGAGGGGCAAGAACATCTCCTAATCTTCCTGCTATACCACCAGCACTATCAGCAAGTTTTCGTAAATTTATTATCTGCTGTAACGTCCTAAGTTCTTCTCTATGAGCAGCCGCCTTTGCTGATCGTATGTTTTTACCTACTCTTGCAGATATTCTATTTTGTTTAGCAATATTTTTATTAAGAGTTAGTCTTCTCTTTTCAACGCTTAAAGTTGCTTCTTGAACTCTATTTATATGTTTTGCGTGTGTTTGTTGCTCACTGTAATACCTCTTTATACCTCTAGCAGAAGCATTTAAAGTTTTGGAGTCAGGAAGAAAAAAACCTCCTCCTTTTCCTCCTTTTTTGTGCATTTTTTCAATAAGTGTATTTTGCCCTTTAGCTAAAGCTCTTAAACGTAGACCTTGAGTCATTAACGCTTTATTGCCATTCTTAACCGCTTCTGTTGTATCCTTTGCTCCCTTTGTTATTCCATTAACCGCATTATCAATTTTACTTAGATCTTTTAGTCCTCTTACCTTTAAATTTATTAGAGCATCATACGAAGCCACTGTTATTCCACCTAATGATGCCTTAGTTTAATCCTAAACGCTTCGTTTAGCTTTTTTAAACTCTCTTTCTTGGTCTTCGTTCAAAATTTGAAAGTATGCACTCCAACCTATAATTTCTTCTAACGTCATTTGTCTGACTTCTGCAAGAGACTTTCCTAACTCTTTAGCGATGCCAAATTGAAGCAT